GGGGCTTTTGCAGAAGGACTGGAGCGTTGATGAGTTCCTTGAGCGCATGCAGGTTGAGGGGTACCTGCACCACATGTTTACCAAGGAGGGCTCCGCCAAGATCGCTCAAATGAAGAAGTCGTTGAGTCGCGGGCATCTTGGAGGGGGCGGAGGCTTCGGGGATATCTCCACGGCTTCTGATGTTTTGAAGTTGCGAAGCAGGCGCGGGACTATCCGAGAGGTGAACGAGAGCGTTCGTCGCGGAATCGCTGAGATGTTTTATCGAGAGACGGTTCGTCAGAACAAAAATTTGCCGAACATCCCAGCTGACCAAGTGATTGATGACCAGATAATTCAGCAGGTGATCAAGGAGCACGGTCTAGATCAAATCAAGTTCTTCGAGACGGACCTTTTTAAGATCATGGATAGTTACGGAAGGAAGGTCTCGAGGACGGTGTCGAACACACGATTCATCGACAACGTCCTTCTGATGGCTCCAGAGGGCGATCAGATAGCCGCCCTTATGGCGAACTATAAGCCTCAAGCGGCGCTGTCTCTCGCTGCAAAACTTGGCTTTCGCAAGGTCGACAACCTCCACCACATGAGGGCTGTTCTTGGCGAGGACTACTGGTCTGGCTGGGATAAGTACGCACCTCAGATTAGAAACATTACTTCTCAGTTTAGCGACGAGGCTGTCCGCAAGGGCAAGATCACAGAGTTCCTGCAGAAGCACGGCGTGTCTCTGGACGATGAGCGCATAAAGCTGAACGTAGAGCGAATCTCCCGAGACATTTACCTACCGTATGCCTACGCCGACATGGTCGAGGCCCTTGGCGACTCAACCTGGCTCCATGAGAAGCAGCAAGGAAGCGAGCTGTGGAGGGTTGGCGTCGAGTCGTTTGATTTGTTCCTGAACTTTTTTAAGACGATGACGACTGTCTATGCTCCCGCATTTCACGGAAGAAATGCGATCAGCAACGTCATTACAAACCTGATGACACACGGCCTTCAGGCAGTTAGTCCGGTCAACCAAATCGACTCGTTTCACTTGATGACAGCTGACCTAACCAGGAAGGCTGCTGATGGGACTGAGGTTGCCAATACGTACACGCTGAAGAGCAGGACCGAGGGCGGGCAACTTGTTGAGATAACAAAGACCATTCAGCAGTGGCGGAGCGAACTCAGAAGGTACGGGATTATCACTGACCATATAAACCCTTCGGACATAAGGGGAGGTAAGTACGGGAACGACGTTAATTGGAAGATCCCCGCAACAACTGCTGCGGCGGGGGCTATCCTTGGCTTCGGCGTTGGCTATTCAACAGAAGATGACCCAGACAAAAGGCTAGTGAAGGCGTTTGCTGGCGCACTTCTCGGCGGAGGAGTCGGGGTTGTTGGCTCGTCGTTCCTGGAGATGTACGCAAAAGCTCCGCTGGCGGCGTACAAGGCGGAGAAGGCTAACGTTGCTGGCGCGGTCCATAGAGACCCTGGCTTGATGGAGAACAGCAAGCAGGCGTTTTCTGTAGCCTTTGATGAGTGGCTGGACATTGTTGGCTACGAAGCAAAGCTTGGCGAGGGCCGGCTACAGCAAGCCGCGATGGCGATCATAAAGAGTGACGCCGTAAAGACTGGCGCTTGGGGCGCTGGGGCTGGTGGCGCAACAGGGTGGATGTTTCCAGACCCACAAGAAGGTGGCTTTGGTGGACAAGCAGCGTCTGCGTTTCAGACCGCGCTGTATGGCTTTCTTGGGGTTGCCGGAACGAAAGCCATCGGGGATGCCTCTGCCATTCTAGCCGGCGGAGTCGGCAGGAAGATCGAAGAGCAGGCGAAGATAGTCAACTACTTGGCTGGGAGGAAGGTTGGTCTAAGCCCTGACGCTGCGTCCGACTTGGTTCACAAGACCCTCTTCAACTACGACGACCTCAGCACGTTTGAGAGGCACTGGCTTCGCAGGGTCTTCCCCTTCTATACCTGGACATCCAAGAACGCCTCAGAGCTCCAGCCATGGCTTCTCAGGAACCGCCCCATTCAGTACTCAGCTCTCACCAAGCTTCTTGACCAGGCGGAGAACTCGTTTACGGGCAAGGGTGACCTGAGCATGCTTCAGGACCATCATCGCTATAGGGCGGTTGTCGGTGCTGGGCTTGGTAAGGTTTTTGCTGGATTTGGCTTACCTCAAGAGGACTTGGTTGACCTCTTTAAGTTTGCTGAGTCTGGCGGCACCGGGATTTCGATGAGGCCAAGCGGGGTCATTTCAAGGCTACACCCGGTCGTTCCATTTATTAGCAAGATGTTTTTTGGTCACGACCCGTACTACAACGTGGACGTTGATAGGATTCGCTCTGCTCGAGACGTTCGTTATTTGTCCGAGGGAATCAAGCGTTGGGTTGGCTACGCCGAGGTACCTGTTCCCTACATGGACAGTGAGGGTAATCAAAAGTTTTACACCAAGTATGAGGTTGGTTGGTTCCCGAGCAACGCATCTATAGAGGCTGGTCTTCCTTGGGACGACAGTGTTCTTCAAGAGAACCAGGAGGTCGGTTCACGGCGACTGGCCGCAATCCGGTCATTCCCTGCGTGGCGCTTAGCGACGGAGTGGAACAAGGCAGTGACGGACACCTTTATGGGGGGCGTTACTGCAAAGACGGGGCAAGGGGCTACGTGGGGGGAGCGCGGAGCTGCCATCTTTACTGGCGCTAAGCCATACTCAATAGACTGGAATCGGCTGGAGGGCTACGCGCACCGAAGGTTTGAGGATAATCTAGACTCTGTCATCTCTAATATGGGCAACATGGGTCAGATTGACATCTTCTACAAAGAGCGGTCTCGCCCCATGGGAGAGTATAGGGCTCTTATGGAGGCTGGTCTTATCCCGCAGGAGGGTTTCCCTTCCGGCTTCTTTAAGGGTGGGAAGTAACCATGCCTTTAGATCACAAGCGATTCACCAGGCGTAGGCCCGAGGACCCGACAAGGCCTCAGGAAACTAGGCTTATTCAGAAAGCGCCCTTTGACGTTAAGGACCAAATCGTCGCAAAGGACAGCTCTGGTTCGACCGGAAGCCTGTCTATTTCGACCAAGAACTACGAGGGTCAGCACACGTCTGACTTAAGAACACAAGACTTACTGTGCGAAGTCTTGTATGAATTGAAACACATCAGGCTGCACATGGAAGCGCTGTCTGGCGAAGACCTCAGAGGAGATGTTGACTATGCAGATCAATGATGGAACTGGCGGAGGCCACTCAGCCAAGGTAACTGGCGACGGTCGAGTTGCTGTAAATGCAGACGACGGTTGTCTCGCAGCTGCGAAGGCTGGGCTTCTCTACTCGATGGGTAACGACAGTGGAAATCCTTCTGTGACGGCGACTAGTGGCGGCGGAATCGTCATGTATCTCAGCAACTCGCTTCAAGCGAAGAAGAGCCTTGTTATCGACTCGATACTTGTTTCTAGCAGCGCTGCCGGGATGCTTTGTTCGATTGTCACCGGGCTTACCGAGGGGACGATTGGAGTCAACCTCTCCATTGATGCGTTTTCAACGAACACAGGCTACCCGATTGGTCATTCCGCCGGATACAGCGCACACGTTTGGACCGAGGATTCAGGGGACGGAATGACCGGGCTTACCGGCGGTACTTACGCGCTTACCACGCAGTTGCCCGCCGGCAATCCCGTAGAGCTCGTTCCTTCGGGCAGGTTTATTGTTGCTCCAGGAGGAAACATTGCCGTCTTCGCGAAGAACGCAGGCGAGTTCACTTCAGCAATCCGTTTCTATGAGATAGACGAAGCTACAGGTTACTAACAACACTGCCCCCTAACGAGCGGGGGCTGAAAGCCAGGAGACTCGAATGGCAATTATCTTCCCCGTCTACCAAAGGGTCCGAAACGTGACCCTGGCCGCCCACGACTTTACCGCCACTGAGCCAACAGCCCTGGCTGGCCTGGACTTGGGCGCTGCGACATCGCCTCTGACCTCTGGCTTGTTGTACGGCATAAGCGTCACCCTTCAGGCGAACACGGGCAGTGCCGCCTCTGACTACGTGGTTGACCTTTTCTCTGAGAACTCGGCCACCCTCACCTCTGGCACGTCATCTGAACTGTACTCAGCCACCTTCAGCTTCGCTGCCGTTGGCTCAACAGTCTCAGACATGCTTACTCAGCCGATCCCCCTCTTGGAGCAGCCGTTTATCCAGGTGTCGCAGTCAACGACTAACTTGGCCTCCAACACACTTCTCATCAAGTTCTACGTCCAGTCCATCGCTGGCAACTAGGGGGGCGTTATGAGCGTTCAACGCTCCAATCCTAGAGTAGAGTCGCCCACTAACGCCAACGGTGTCCTTCGGAGCAACCCAAGGCTTTTGTTTGATCCACGAAACATGCAGACCCCACTGCTTGTCTGGGTTCGCTCCGATCTAAGTATCACCATGAACGGCTCGACTGTTTCGGGCTGGGCCGACATGAGCGGGGAGGGTAACGACTTCGCCCAGGCTACAGCGTCAGCGCAGCCATCGCTATCGAGTGCGGTTCTCGGCGGAAGGGCTGGGTTATCCTTTGATGGGTCGAACGATATACTGGACGGGGCCAGCATCTACGGCATGCTCAGCGATCCCGCAGACTGGACGATCTTCGCGGTGGTAGGTAGTGGCTGGTCGTGGGGGTCAAACGTTAACGCCTATTACGCTCGCGGCGTGCTCGGAGCCCCAGCAGGCGGCGGCAGTTGGCTCTATATCGGCGTCACCTCCGAGGCGGGCCCAGGCTTCGGTGTCGGGTACTGGGACAATCCATCCTCCGCTCATCGCATAAGTTACGAGGACTCCGCATCAGAGGGGGAGAATGTGGTCCTCTCTTTCGTGAGCGACTCCAGCGACTTGACGACGAGCGTGAACGGATCTGCGGGCTCTACAGTCGCCGGCGGTGGGCCGGGCCTGGGCTCGTCAGCGACCACTCTCCAGATGGGCAAGGGGAACGCTAACCTGGGTTTCTGGGACGGCGCGATCTCGGAGATGTTGATCTTTGATGGCACGCTGAGCGGCGACGAGACCAAGCAGGTCGAGCAGTATCTGGGCGACCGCTACAACATCAGGATGAACGGATGAAGTGGTTAGTGCTAGAGAGCCTGGGAGCCGCTGAGAGCCGCGCTGACGACCTGTCTGAGGCTATGGGGTATCCGCACCCGTCTACCGGCACAGAGCGCGCCTCGCTTCCTATAGAGCACCCTGCTAACGACAAGGGCGCGGTTCCTATAGGCCCGAGCGTCTGGTCCTGGGTTGCTGGTAGTCTTATTGACATGGCTTCTTTGTTGACATCGACCGAGCAGGCTGCTTTGTATGACCGCGCAGAGATGGACTCTGCCGGATGGTTCCCATCCGCACCGTTGGAATAGTGATGGAACTCTTCATACAGTCTTGGCCTGTCCTTCTCTCTGGCGCATCGCTTGTCGTTGGTGGTTCCCTATGGGCTGGCAAGATATTCTTCATGCTGCAAGGCATTGAGGCGAAGATCGACTGCATGTCTCAGAACATCGCCACGCACGAGCATGACCCAGAGGGTCGTGTTGTTATTCCCGCGAGGTAGCCATGCCCTCTTTCGGCAAGAGCAGCAAGGAGCGCCTTGCTACGTGCCATCCAGACCTTCAGGCGTTGATGAACGAGGTGATAAAGCACATCGACATCAGCATTCTATGCGGACATCGAGACGTTGAGGAGCAGGCCGAGCTATACCGACAGGGTAGAAGCAAGCTCGACGGCTCTCCCGGCAAGATGTCCAGACACAACCATAAGCCCAGCCTAGCTGTAGACTTCAGTCCCTACCCCATTCGTTGGGAGAGGGAGCGATTTATAGCTGCTGCTCATTTCGCTAAGGGAATAGCCTCACAGATGGGCATCAAGGTTCGGCTTGGGTGCGACTGGAACGCAGACCTTTCATTCGATAAGTCTGAGTTCTTCGACGGCCCTCATTTGGAGCTTGTTCATGAGTAAGTTATTCGACTTCTTTAAGTCTGTGCCGCCTGTGTGGCGCGGCATCATTGGGGTCATCCTTGCCGTTGCCATCCTGGTTAGTGTTGGTGGGGCTATCGGCATCAGCATCGGGCCTCAGGCAAAGATGTCCTACGAGGATGTGATTGCTATGGCCGATGACGACGACTCTGCTGGCGACGACGACGACAGCGCTAAGTTTGGTCACCTGCCCATGTCTCCAGCGAAATGAGATGCAGTGACAACCCCTGACTATGTAGACCTTCTTGTTCGTGGTGGGGGGATTGCTCTCGCTACCTACGCGATTATTGGTCAGGTAGTTAAGCCTGGATTAAGGATCTTGGCGAAGTATCACTCTCAGCCTATTGGCAAACTGACCAAGGGCCAGGAGGAGTTTTACCGCTGGCTAACACGTAGCCTTTGTGTTGTTATCGGCGGCTTCATGGGCCTTATGCCCCTCTGGCCTGACTGGTTTGACACCAGTTGGGGGCCGATCCTTGGCTGCATCTCTGGCTCCATGTCTCCCGGTATATATCTTGCTGTTAGCAAAGCTCTTCCAGATCGAATCAAGAAGCTCATCTCAGGGGCTTCGGTCTCTGGGGGGTCGAAGTGAACGGCTCTCTCTTCAGCATGGCTGTCATCTTGGTGGTTCTCTTGGTTGTACTTGGCGTTGCCGCAGTGAAGAACGAGGAACTCAGGACGAAGTTAGTGGGAGTAGGTCTGGGAATTGCTGGTGCCCTTGCTGCGGTCGTTGCAGTTCTCACGCTCAACAGGGAAAAGAATCGGGCTGCTGAGATTGCATCCTCGACAAAGGAAGTAAAGACCGGGCGCGAGGACGCCAAGGAAGACGCTAGGGAGACTGAGAAGGAGCTCGACTCTGCAGTGGGCGCGGAGGTCGACGCCCACGAAGAGGCTGCTGGTGAGCAGGAGGACCTCAAGGAGATGAAGCGGGAGCGGCTCAAGTCATGATTACCCGCCTGCTAGTGCTGGTTGCTATCACCTCGATGGGGTGTTCTCCGCTGCACTATGTACGCAAAGACCCCATCATTCCTCCCAATCCACTCGAGGCTCCCGAGCTGTCCTACCCTACCCTTGAGGACTTCGATTGCCCCAGGTACACCCTAACACCGTCCACAGGGGTGTGGAATGAGGGCGAGTGGGGAGACCTGGATGGCAGTGTTGAGGTCATTCTTCCTCAGGACAAGCACCCCGCAGTAGACCGATACAGGAAGAGCAAGTGCCGACATATTGTTCTCGCTCCAGGCTGGTGGGTGACCGCTAGAGAGGCGAGGGATAGGTATCCGTTGGCGCGAAAGCAGCTCGTGCTGTGGCGGGACTACTCGGCTCGAGCAGCTGAGCGTCACCAGAAAGAGTCGGAAGAAATTGCTAAGTTGGTTAATATGGCGCGGAAGCGTCAAATAGAGGTAGCATTTGCCAGCGCTGGTGCGGGCTTCGGAGTCGGGGCCCTTGCCGCTACAATTGTTGCTGTTGTGCTGGCCGGGAGGTAGTTCAATGAAGTACAAAAAGACTACGGTAAGTTCTGCTTACGGAAAGCCAAAGCCAAAGAAGAAGGCTTCTTCTGGCGCTGGAAAGAAGAAAAAAAAGACACCCGCGCACGGGACCAGGAGGCGAGCTAGGTAATGGCAACTTCAACGACAGCATCAATTGCTGATCCATTAGCGAACACACTGTATACGGTTACGGAGACCTCTACGAAGCCGTCCGCAGCGTATCTGGACGCTACTTCCGGCACCCTATACGCCGTTGAGATCGACAACACGGCGAACTCTTCAGTTGCGTACCTTCATATGTGGAACCTCGGCTCAGGCGTTGCCATCGGCACTACCGATGAGCACTACACATTCATGTGTCCCGCCTCTTCTCGAGTGACCTATGCGTGTCCAGGCGGACACGTCTACCCCACAGCACTGGCGGCGGGGATCGTCTCCTCTCCCGGCGGTTCGGTTGGGCCGAGCGCTACCGTTACCGCATATGTTCTAGTGAACACCTAAGGAGTAGAGATGGCAACCGCAAGCAAAGACAGCACTGGATCTGGAAGCAAGCTATCTACTCGCCTTATCGAGGTCACCGACCTTGAAGGAACAGGCCTGTCTGATGTCACCAGTGGCGCTGCGACCATATACAGCATCGACATCAACAATACCCTTGGCGCCATCACCTACGTTCGCTTGTATGACAGCGGCTCCCCAACTTACGGAACAACGGACTCTGACGTTTTGATCCCGGTGGCCGCTAGTACGCGCTCCTCCTGGATTATTGCTCAGGGCGTTTCGTTCGGAACAGGAGTCTCTCTCCACGCCCACAGTGACGATGGTCCTGGCGGCACAGGAGCCCTTAGCGCCGGCCCAACAGTCCTTATGCTTACCGCCTAAAAGAAAAGCCCCTGGTGGCTTAAACCAGAGGCTTTCTTTTAGAAGTCGGGCGATGGGGGTCAGGCCGACTCCCACTAACAGAGAGTGAGTGCGCTGATTAAATCAGGACTCAGCTGTCGGGTCAATAAGACAAACGTGTTTTGCTACTGCAGCCATGGCTCTGTCGAGCTCTACCTCGTAAGCAATCTTGTCGTCTATTTGGTCGTAGGTCACCTCTCCTCGAATCACTGACTCGGGCGACTTAGCGAACTCGCTAATCGCATACCTGAATGCGTCATCCGAATCCCCCCCAATGCCGAGCATGGGCACTGAGAAAAGGAAAAGCTTTACCTGTGCCTCTTCTTTTACGTGCTTCATAACTGACTCAAGTATCTCTGAAGTATTCACGTTAGTCTCCCTCCTAAGATTCTCCTGCAGTACTCAGCGATACATGCTGCGTCTGCGATGTTGTCGTCTGGCTTAGTCTTCCTCCCTGGAGTTAAGTCAAGGTCTGGCACAAGCCTCCTCGCAGCTGCAATGGCTCGAGGCTTTGGCTCTCCCGAACCAGGACACACTTCCTTTTGCCAAGTCTTTGGGTGCGGGATGTCGTATCTGCAGCCAAGGCCCGACAGGAGCCCCTCCAGGCGACCCCAGTTGCGCCCCATGGTGATAGCGCTGACTGCTCCCATCTTGGGGGCGGGGCGGCTTCCTAGAGCCTCTATGGCGGCTGAGATGGAATCTACAGTGCATCCCTCTTCTTCACATCGCTGCTCAAGCCAGGAGGTAAGGGCCCTCAGGTCGATGTCTTTACCAACGATGGGTAGTTTGGTGGCAGATACAAGACTGCCGTCCCCCCTGAGGAGGACGGCAGCACCTTGTTTTCCTGGGTCTATGCCAAGGTAAATCATGGCTAGAAGGGTATCTCATCGTCTTCGGCAACGTCGTTACTTGCAACGTCGTTGAACCAGAAGGTGTCGTACCCGTTTCGGTTTGTCGTCTTACGCATCTTGATGCGCTTGCCAACAACATCCGCCTGGACTCTCCCGGCCTTGTTTTGCTCCGGGTTGTACAGCTCGTCCATAGGCGGCAGGTTTCCGAGCAAGAGCATCATGTCTTGCGCCAGAATCTTAAGACCTACGTCAGACGCAGACTGAAACTTCTCTACGAAGCCGCCCTTCATGATGCCCTCGTCGACCTCAAGGCCCCACTTGTAGTAGGTCTTGTCGGAGTCGGTCGTCCAATAGTTAAAGAAAAGAACTCGGACTGTGTAGTCGCCATCCTCAAGGGGGACTGGCTTTCTGTTTGAAGAAGACCCTCCCGAGCTGTCTCCTCCACCGCTTGGCTTAAAGTCCTCTGGAGCGAAGTTGCCCCAGATGTCTGCTGCTTCTTTTACTGAACCCATTTTGTAATACCTTCCTAGTTAGTGGGTTGGTTTGGCTTGAAGCTGGCGTCAAATGCCGCCTCAAGCGCCTTGTAATCAAGTTCAAGGAGCTCTGGCATTGGCTTAGCCAGAGACCCTCTGGCGCCGCATTCAATGTGCAGGTCACCGTCCTTAAAGGGAGCCGTCCGGATGTACCTAGACTCGTTCTCCCCTATCTCAACACGCAAGATGAAGTCGACAGCACCGTGCAGTACCTTTCTCGCACTGCCAGGAAGAGCTGACGTGACTGTGACTGAGCCACTCCTCTTGCCGTTGTCGTCGATCTCAATCTCTTTGCGCTCATGGCTGATGAACACGATGGTCATGTCCAGCTTGCGGAGCGTGGCGATTGCGTTCGTCAGCTTGCGTCGAGCCATCTTGTAGCCCTTGCCGAAGCCAACATCAGACAAGTCTGTCCACTTGTTCTCTGAGCAGACATCGTCCACGAGGAACTCATAGAGGTTGTCCACGGTGTCGACGACCAAGGTCTCCCATTTGTGGTCTTCCTTGAGCAGCGCTTTGATTGCATTGCGGAAGTCGGACCAGGAGTTTATCTGTATCTCTGCAGCCTCCATCGCCGCAGTCCCTGGCTCAGTGGCGAGGAAGAGTGCGTTTGTCATTTGGTTGGCGAGCGTTGTCTTGCCCACCTTCGGCTCTCCAAAGAACAGCCAGATGTAGTCTTTGACGTTGGTTAGTGGTTTGTGCTTTTCAGTTGGGATGATTCCCATGTCTTCTCCTTTGTTAACCCAGTTCAGGGTGTGGGTTGTCGATAACCCGGTAAGCGTCTCTCGTTACGTGCTTGCAGCACAGGTCAAGGAAGGCGCACCTTCCGAACCTGCCCACACAGCTCTCAGTGTTGCGAACAGGTAGTCCGCCATTCTCGGTGTAGAGAATCCTCTTGTGGATCTCCCAAGCCTCCCTTCTCCAGAGGGCCATCTCGGCCTCTGTTCTGGTGACGATCTCCTGGAAGTAATAGAACTCAGGCCTCTTGGCGTAGTCCTCTTCCATCCTCTTGATGTAGTCCTCTACGGTGTCTCCCTTCCTGCGCTTCATGGTTGGCTTACGCAGGATTCGGTAAATCATCTTCCTGATGTACCTCTTGTTCCTTATGGACGCTGCCTCGAGGTACGCAGATATTTGGAAGTCGACATCAAGCCTGTCTATGTAGCTTGCGTCTACCCGGCTTGAGCTCTTGTACTCCCACACTGCGTCGTGACTCAGCCCATCCATCATCCCTGAGTAGGCGTGGGTCCTCGACGACCTCCCCGTTGCTGGGTTCCTGAATGGCAGGTGAAACTTAACCTCTGCCTGATCGGGCCAGTCGTCCCACCTCTCAAGCGCTCCGCGAACCATAATCTCAGCGATTCCTGCCGAGACCTGAGCCCGTTCCACGTCTTCACGAAGAATAAGCGCCTTTGAGTTCTCCTCGATGTGGTTGCTCGCCGCCTCTGGACTCTTCCTTTCTAGGCCCAGGTGGATTGCTGTTCCCATCTCCAGGTTTGCTCCCTGAATCATGGGGCGCAGCAACTCTAGGTACTTGAACCTGTGCAGCTGCTCGCACCGGCTGAACGTAACCATTTCCGATTGCGTGATTGCTCTCTTTGTCATACAAACTCTCCCATCCCTCAGCGAGCAAGTGATCAGCCCCGCAGTATTCGCAGGTAAAGGTTCCATTCAGGCGAATGGACACCGTTGTGTGATCACAAAACTCGCAACAAATCGCCTCTTTCATGGCGGGTCTCCTTCCTAGAGAGCCGTCAAGATAATACATGTGCAGAATAATTAGGTCAACTGGTTGTAATACATTAGTAAGGTATGTATGCTCCCTTCTTTGGAGGTGTGAATGAACGTCATGAATCTCAATGGAACAAGGCTCCTTCGCGAGTGGCAAAGCCGCGAAGGAATAAACAGAAAACAGGCAGCTGAAAGGCTTTCGGTGGGCTTGCCAACGCTCGACTCCTGGTTGCAGGGGAACCGTCGCCCAGGCTTAGCGGCGGCTCGAGTTATTGAAGAGGCCACTGGAGGCCTCGTTAAGACAGATGACTGGTTGACTGGCGAGGAGCTCGCCACCGTCCGGTCGGCAGGGAATTAGTTCACCACACAGGCGGGACAGTACTCGTCCCGGCTAGGGGGAAGTTATGGCAAGAATCAGGTCGGTGAAACCTGAGTTGTTTCACCACGAGGGACTGGCATCGTGTTCTCCACATGCGCGTCTCCTCTTCGTAGCGATGCTGCAGTTGGCGGATAGAAAGGGAAGGTTCCGCTGGCTTCCGATGCAGGTACATGCACACGCCTTCCCATATGAGCCAGAACTATCTGTCCATGAACTGGCAGAGGAGCTTCGGGGCATTGGATGCGTTCAGGTCTACCGTGCTGGAGAGAAGCGCTACGTGGATGTGCTGAACTTCACCAAGCACCAGAGAGTTCCTAATTCTGAAAAACCCTCAACGGCCCCTGAGCCTGCAGAAAAAACTTTGACAACTTTTGTTGAACACGATGTCGAACAATGTCTGACACCATGTTCAACAAAATCACCCTTGGAAGTATGGAGGTATGGAAATGGGAAGGATGGAAATGGGAAAGGGGAAGAGGGAGGTATGGAGGTAGGGAAGAACAATAAGTCTGTACTAGAGGCAGGAGATCCAATCTCCAGAGTCTGGAACATGTACAGGAGGTATCACCCTAGAAGCAGGACAGAGCCAACAGAAAGCTGGCGCGTCCTCATCGAGAAGGCCTTAGAGGAACACTCCACAGACGACCTTTGCCTGACTGTGCGCTGGGCTAAGGAGTCTCAGGCTTACTCGTTCCAAAGAAGCAAAGGGCACGACAAACTGAACAACATCCTGGCGTCGACAAAGCTGCCAGGAAGGATTGAATCCGCCCTTGAATGGGCAGGAATGGCCTCCTCCCTAGAGGGATGGCTCGAACACAACGCGAAAGCAGCGCTTCGGTATAGGGACGAAGCGAAGCAGTACGGAGCCGAGATGTCTCCAGGCTCGCTAATCCACTACATGGGTGAGTATGGACTTGCTCAGCCGTCGCCAGAAGTAGAAGCAAAAGTAATCAATTGGTTGGTATCAAGGGAGTCGATGTGAGTATTGGTAGTTCGGAGCATTCAGAGAGAGCTGTACTGGGGGCAGTGTTCATCGCAGGAAGTGACGCAGTTCACGAAGCGGTTGGGCTGGGGATAACAGCAGAACACTTCTCCATACCAAGCCACCGCAAGGTGTGGGAATTGGTCTCAGCTGAGGTTGACTCTGGCAGGCCCCCAGAGGTGGGCTTTATAGCGGAGCGGTACCCAAGGGACGTTAAGTCTTGCGGAGGGCTGTCGTTCCTAACCAGCCTTAGTAGTTCTTGCGGGTCACTAGCCTTGCTCCCTCAGTACGTGGAGAACATCCTTGAAGCAAACAGGAGGGCTCGCATGGTGCTTGCCGCGAAAGAAGTCCTCCAGGCGGCAGCCGACGATGAGCATCGGGCAGACCACCTTCAGGTAATCATGGAGAATGCACTCAACGAGTCGTCTAAAGACATGGGCATTCAAGAAAAGCCCGAGTCGGTAGAAGACATCATCAGGGAATGGTCTAACAAACGAGCCATGGTTCTCTCGGGAGAGTCAAAGGACACAGAGCTCAAGTGGGACCTGTTCGCCCTTGACCGCTTCGTTCTCGCGGGCCCAGGGCACCTTATCGTTATCGGGGGAAGGCCGAAGATGGGCAAGACCCAGCTCGCCGTCTCTCTTATGGCAAACATAGCGAGGAAGAGCGGGCCGGCCCTGTTCTGCTCCGCTGAGATGGGCAAGGAGGCCCTCGCTAGACGCATCCTAAGCTCCACCATGGACATCCGGACAAGGGACTCCACAAAGTTCGCCCTTGGATTCGAGGAGACCATCAAGGGATGGCAGGGTGTGCCCCTAATGTTTGACTACAAGGCCCGAACGGTTCGCAAGGTCTGCGCCAGTATCAGGCAAGCCAAAAGGAAGTTCGACATCGGAGCAGCTGCAGTCGACTACCTGCAGTTGCTTGAGATGGACGGAGCTCGCTCAGAGGAGGAAGAGATTGGTAGGGCCAGCAAGACCTTCAAGGGCCTCGCTGAGGAACTCGAGATACCCATCCTTCTTCTCGTTCAGGTGAACAGGAAGTGCGAGGACCGAACTGACAAGCGTCCTTTGATGAGCGACATTCGCGGCTCAGGACGTGTCGAGCAGGACGCTGACGCTGTTGTGTTTGTGTATCGAGAGGTCTACTACAACGAGCGCTTCCCAAGACCTTCTCAGGTTGAGCTGATCGTCAGAGCCAATAGGCACGGCCCAACCGGAACCGGCATGTCTTTCTGGTCACCCGGCTCCGGTTGGTTTAAGGACCCTACGCATCAATGGGGCGAAGGGTCACCTCCTCGGTAAGGCCGCGCCTCCGAACACTAGCCCTCGGTATTCCGAGAGCTATCCTGTGCCGGCGCACAGTCTCGCCTGAGATTTGTATGCCCCAGCGAAGCGCTTCGATAGCGAGCTCTTGGTCGTTGAGCCTAGGCCAGGACTTAAGGAGGTTAGCCACCGTCTCTCGGTTCTTCTCTCCTACCGTCCTGGCACTCTCTTTTGCTAGAGCCAGGTCTGTGCAGCGTTCGCACAGGTCCCAAGTCTCGCTCTCGTTCACAGGCTTTCTCTGCCACCCGTCAGGGTAACGCTTCGGGAAGATAAGCCACTCGTCTCTGCCACACTCGTCGCAGCGAACTACCGAGTACCTCATCAACCCTCCTCCATGATCCTAAGCGCCCTTGCCATAGGAGACTCGATACCTCGCCTTGCCCTTGCCTCAGCAACGGATTGTTGCGTTATGCCAAGGTCTTTTGCCACACGAACATCTGTCCATATGCCTAGCTTTGGGTGGTAGTTTTCGTTTGGCTTTGCCCCTACCCGAAGCTGTACGCCGAACCGCTTCAGGTAGGACAGCGCTGTCTGGTACGAGATGGACCACTTCTCTGCTAAAGCAGCCGCGCTACCTACCTCGCCATAATCTCTTAGGAACTGGTCCTTTTGTTCGTCAGAGATAGTTCTACTTCTTGCCATCTTTCAATCCTCCTTCTTTCTGTGTTGTTTGTTTGTTCCAAAAATGACCCTGCCTTCGGCCAAGGTCTAGACCTCTAAGTGTTTTCCTGAACCTAGTGGGGCTGGATCCGTCGAAACTGTCGGCTCCCGAGTCCTGGCAGAGATTGATTCTCTTTACGCTGTTCACTCGAGCCACATGGAAATAGCAACCACGCTCCCTTGCTAATTCGCCCCACATCGGCATGGTCTCCAACTTCCAGTCGGTTGAGCCGCCAAGGAAAAGGCCCACCTGCTCTGAGAGCATGGACCGAACGTCGTCCGCAACCATCCCGTCCTGAACAGGAAGGAGCATTGGCCTGCCGATGGACTCGAGCCTCGGCAACCAGGACGCAGACATCTTGAGAGACTTGAGCCCTCCGCCAACAATGTCTGGAAGAACTATCCAGTCGGCGTTTGGCCCGTGGTCCTGCAGCACACGCTCAAAGCCGGCGACATTAAAAGGTAGCCCCTTTGTGTGGCAGCCCCACGCCCCGTTGTCTAGACCGTATGGAAGGGGCGAAGGCGTTCTGTAGTTTTGACTTGGCTCGATTATGAACCTCCATCCTGCCCTCCTTAAGGCCTCAAGCGTAAGCCCTGAGCAGCGGGATGTGTATGCTGACATCATCTCATGCCTCGCTGTCGCGCAAGACAAGCATCGCATTCCCTACACGGCATATCTCCTCCTGCGTAACAGGACCAAGACATCACAATTAAGCTGGTTGCGTGGACTTGCCTTGCTAAGTCAACAACACCACGCTTGCTTAGGTCCACAAGGGGGCTAAATATCGGAACCCTTATGTCCTGTTCAATCTGGTCAAGGGTGCTTCGCCTGCAGTCCTCAAAAACCTCTGCATCGTCAGCGCAAGCCCCGATCACCAATGCGTCAGGGAATGGCTGCATCAGCGCAGCTACTTCCAGCATCTTGCGATTTCTTCCGGGGACAACTACCGAAGGCCCAGACAGCTCGCCGGAACCAGTAAGGGAAGACTCGCCGCCAATATCTAAAGAGCGGACCCTGAACCTTGTTCGACAGGTGCTGGCGATCCTCCTCGCCGCCTCTAACTCCTTCTCTGCGTGACGCTGTCCATAGTGAAAGCCTACAGCGTCGACAATATCCAGGTCGGAGTCATACCGACCGCCAACCGGAAGCCGATGTCGAATGGCCCAGGCAAGACACACCGCCGAGTCCATACCTCCAGACAAAAGAACGCGAATCATCTCTCACCTCCTGCTTTCGCGATTTGCTCTGCCAGCCGCTTCGCCATCAGCGGCGGAACGGCATTTCCAATTTGTTTATCCACCGCAGTGCGGCTCCCCTGCCAAGGCCAGTCGGGAGGAAAGCTCTGCCACGCAGCCCTCCACTGCCACGGCGCCCGGAACGTCATCAGCTGAGAGCATGACTTCTTCGGATCGTGGTGCCCCCGAGCCCCTAGCCTTGGGTCGGTGTGAACGGTCAGCGCGGCCGACTCCATCCACTCGAGTACGTTCTCAGGGATGTCTACTAGGTTGATGCTGCAGCAGTGGTGCCTCGCCAGGACAGTCCCTGCAGCAGAGTCCATCTTGGTCGGCGGGTGCTTTCGCTTCCACTCCTCGTCAACGCTAGGAGCTGGGCTTCTTAGAGTGACGTGGACCAAGTTGTCGTGCCCGTTGTAGTGGGACGCCAGCACTGTGCGAGCTGCCTCGTCAAGGGAGGTGGGAGAGTTGCCTGCCCACCTGTCCTTGTTGGCGAGGCGCTTCGCATAGGAAGGGATGGGCGGTTTGAGAACCTCTCCATCTTCCGATACCAGTCGGCACTGGTGGGACCATCCGTCACCCTTGACAGTGTGGGCAGGGCCTTCTGTCCAGGGAGGCTCACCCTTCCACCTTGAGCCAGTCCCCTCGCCGGCCATGTCTCGCTTCGTTGGGTTTCCGCCCAACGTCTCTACTCGAAAGCCCTTACCGTTTATCCCAATGGCGGAGCCGGCGGTTACCCATGGGATGTCTCCATCAAAGAGTCCAGGCGCCTTACGCGGGTCGTAGTGCGTCTTAGAGGGCCAGGACGGCTCAGACTGGTCTAGCCTCCACCCCATGATGAAAACCCTTCTACGTGCCTGTGGGACGCCGTAATCGGCACAGTTGAGGAGCTCCCACTTCACCCCATACCCAAGGCTCTTTATCTCCTTGAGGATCTCCTCTCGGTAGCCGACGTGCCTCTTCTGTGCAAAGCCGGCTACGTTCTCTGCCAGGAAGTATCGGGGGCCAGTCTCCTTGATGGCTCGTATGAACCAAGGGAACCCGTCCCGAACGTCCTTCCTCCCAGCTTTCTTCCCTGCGTTGGAGTATGGCTGGCAGGGGGGTCCGCCAGTCAGCACGTCAACGCCCTTCCAGGGAGAGAAGTCCATCGTAGACAGGTCTCCCTGGATTACATGCTTCTCTCCGAACGCAGCTCGCAGGGTGTTGCATGCCTTCTCATCAATC